TCTTAAAGTTGGAGTTGTTCAACGACGACGCTACTCTGTTCCTTAATGCTCTCACGAAGATTACCAACGACGGTGGTAAAATGGGTTTCAAAAGTTACGGACTAACGGAAGACGAAATGAAGACGCTAAACGCAATACTTGATTATTTAGGATAAAAAAAACGGAGGGTAATCACTCCCTCCGTCAAACCTAAAATCAAACTTCACCTATGAAAAAGCGAATTACGAAACAAATATACCTCTTTTTATATATACTAATCAAACAAACAATTAACAGAATTATGAACTTACGAGAAAAAGTAAATGCACTATTCGCAAAACACAATGTTAACCTATCTGCTGAGGAAGTAGTTGAGGTGAAGCAAATGGTTGAGGCGATACTTGCAGACGGAACAAGCATCTATTCCGACAGCGACACTTGGGCACCAGGCGTTCGTGTATTATCAAAAGACGCAGAAGGCAACGAGGTTGTCGTAGCGGACGGAGAGTACACAACAGCGGAAGGTGTTATCGTAGTTGTTGCAGACGGTCTACTTGTTGAATTAAAGCCAATGGAAGAAGAAGAAGCTCCAGAGGTTGAAGTAGAATCAGAAAAACAATCTACTGAGGTTGTTGCTGAAGAATCACTAAACGCAGAGGTTGAAGGACTTCTTTCGTTAGTTGCAAAGTTAGAAAGCGAACTTGCTGACGCTAAAAAGGCGAACGCAGAACTTTCAAGCGAAGTGACAAAATTAAGCGCACAGCCTGCTGCGACTTCAATAAAAGAAGTAAAACAGGCAAAACAAACACCTTCTAAGTCATACACTAAAATGTCGGCTGAGGAGCGTTTCTTATTTCACCTTAAAAAATAAAAAAAAAATAAATAAAAAATGGCTACTACAACATCATTAACTACTACCTACGCAGGTAGAGAAGCAGCAGGATATATCCGCGCTGCATTTTTAAGTAACGAGTCTTTGGCTGCTGTTACTTTCAAAGAGAATATCGAGTACAAGCAAGTAGTTCGTCGTCTTGTTGACAACGTAACTTTTGCAAATGCTACTTGTGACTTTGACGCACAAGGAACGGTAACACTTTCTGAGCGTATCTTGACTTTGGAAAAATTCCAAGTTCACAGACAACTTTGTAAGAACACATTCTTAATCGATTGGGAAGCTCGTTCAGAGCAGAACAACGAACTTCACGCTTCATTGACTGACGCTTTAATTGCTAACGTATTAGCAGGAATGGGAGCGCGTAACGAAGTATTGATATGGCAGGGAGTTAACGCTAACGCAGGTGAGTACGCAGGTTTTGAGACTTTGTTCTTGGCTGACGCTTCAGTTCTTGACGTTTCTTCACCAGAGGCAATTACTTCTTCTAACGTTATCGAGGAAATGGGACGTTTAGTTCTTACACTTCCAACACGCGTTCGTCGTGCTACTGAGAAGCCAATCATCGCAGTTTCTTCTAACGTTGCTGAGGCATACAGAACAGCTATCTTAGGTCTTGGTGGTGGTTTCTACCTTTACCAAGGTGAATCAGTTGTTATGAACTGGCAGGGACAATACGATGTTATCGAGTGTCCAGGTATGTCTGACGACACAATGGCTTTCTATCAGAAGTCTAACTTGTGGTTTGGTACTAACTTGCTTGACCAATGGAACAACGTAGCGGTATTGGATATGTACGAACACGATCTTTCTAACAACGTACGTTTCGCAGCTTCTTTCTTCGCAGGTGTACAATACGGTTTCGGTGACGAGATCGCGTTCTACCAATACACTGCCTAATCTTACCATTCTAACCCTTGCATATAGAGAGGTGGTGGCATAAAAACCACCCCTCTTTTGTGCTAATAAAAAACATACAAATATGGCTTGTGAATTAAGTATAGGTTTTACACTCGATTGCAAAGACGGCATCGGTGGAATTAAGCAAATCGTTTTGTTGGATCAATCATTAGTTACAGGTATTACATTGGACGGATCGCAAGTGATTACAGCAATTGCTGGTCCAACAGATGCAGACTTGTATACTTATGAACTTCCAACACAAACAGGTTCATTCGAAGAAACAATTAATTTCAACCGCGATAACGGAACTGTGTTTTATACTCAGACTGTTAATGTGATGTTGCATAAATTGAGCGCAGCAAAACGCAAGGAATTGCAAACAGTTGCACAGGCTCGCGTGATTGTATTCGTTCAAGATACAAACGGAAATTGGTGGGCTGTTGGATATGAGTACGGAGCAGACCTTTCTACTGCAACAGCAGGAACAGGAACAGCTTTAGGAGATGCTAACGGATACACCTTAGCGTTCACTCACGAAGCAGCCGTTCGCGCTTATAAGTTGAGCGGAGCACCTTCTTCTGTGATATCGTAATAAAAAAAACTTTTACACACATAGGGACAAAACGTCCCTACGTGTTGTAATTTTAACGTAAAGGAACAGTTAGAATGGTTTACCTAAACACAAATACAGCGAATCAAGATGCGTGGCTTTCGTTAGACGAAGGACGTGCCTACTTCAATGTAGCCTTTACACACTATTTACTTGTTATGACTTACGAAATGACAGGTGAAAAACTCGCGCAAGTAGTAACCGTGATAAACGAGAACGAACGCGTGACTAAAATAAGACTTACCACAGTTGGTTTGGTCGATGCAGGTCGTTATCATTACGAAGTGTATGGTCAAAACAGCAGCAGCAATATAAACCCTACTAATGCTTCCGTCGTTGGATTGGTTGAAAAGGGTTTGATGATTTTACAAGACGGAACAATTTTCTTTGACGTTTCAACACCGACAATTCCTGTCGATGTAATTTATACAGGTGCATAATATGAGCAACATTCAAGCAATAAATCTTTCAGCGTACCAACCAGTTGAAGCAGTTGAAACGGAGAATCGTGCAGGTTGGATAAACTACGGACAGAACAATCTATTTCCACAGCACCTAATCACGCTTTATTACAACAGCCCTATTCATAACGCATTGACGAATTCAATCGCGTATATGATTGAGGGACAAGGTACGGGAACGATTCTCGACAACGCTTTGCAAGGCATCGCGTTCGACTTAAAACTTCAAGGTTCATTTTGTGCAGAGGTTATTTGGTCTATGGACTTTACTCGCGTTGTACAAATCAACCACCTACCTTTTGAAAATTGTCGTTTAGCATACGATAAAGAAGAAGAAGATGTAACAGGAATTTGGTATTCTCGCGATTGGGCAAACACAAGAAGCAAAAGAGGTAAACCAGAGTTCATTCCTGCGTTCAATCCTTCAATAGCACAAGAACAACCGCGTCAAGTTATCTATGCTCACGGAATGATGGCAGGAAGTTCGTACTATGCGAAGCCTGATTACTTCGGTTCATTGAATTATGTTGAGTTGAGTTACCAAATGGGACTTTACCACGTTAACAATATATTAAACGGATTATTTCCTTCGTTTATCATTAACTTTTTGAATGGTATTCCACAGAAAGAAGAACGTGAGGCAATACGTCGTGAGTGGGAAACAAGATTGAGCGGTGCAAGTAACGCAGGAAAGTTCTTAATGACTTTCAACGAAGATCCTGCACGTGCACCACAAATCGAATCATTTCCTTTGTCGGACGCAGATAAGCAATATCAGTTTTTATCAGAAGAAACAGCGAAGCAAATTATGGTTGGTCACCGCGTTGTGTCACCATTGATTCACGGCATACGCGACACAACAGGTTTCGGAAGTAATAAAGACGAAATGGTTGTTGGTTTAGAGATATTCAACAATCAAGTTATCAAGCCATATCAAAGAATAATTGAGCGTGTGTTTACTCCAATTTTAGGAGAGATAAATATCGAAATGAACTCACCATTCAACGACGAAGTTGTCGTTGTTGAGCCAACGGTTCAAACTGCTGAATTAAAAAAAAAAGTAGTTGCTGCTGAGAATAAAATAAGTAAAGAGCAAAGCGAAGCGTGGCTTCAACACTTACGCGAAAAGGCTGAATACATCGACGAAGAAGAATGGCAATTGCTTTCTGATGAAGAAGTAACTAACCCAGAAGGCGAAGAAAACTATCGCACGGAGTTTATGAGCGTTCGCGGTTATTCAAACCCCGACGAAAGAAGCACTTCTTTAGATACTGGATTGTATAAAGTACGTTACTACTATTCAAAGAATTTTACATATAGAGACGGAGAAGTTGTAACACGCGATTTCTGTCAAGAAATGGTTGCACTTTCAAAAACAGGCGCGCTGTTCCGCTACGAAGATATTATTGAAATGGGCAACGACGGAGTAAATGGAGAGTTCGCACCGCAAGGTTCTTCAAACTATTCTATTTGGATTTTCAAAGGTGGTGTTTATTGTCGCCACGCGTGGTTCAGAAAGATATTTTTCCGCAAAAGAGAAGGTGGAAAATTCTTGCCTAACGACGGATTGAAAAACGACAAAGTGGTAACAGGTGCAATACCAAACGAACTATTTCCAAAAGGCGAAGAATCGGTTCGTCCTAACGATATGCCTAATAGAGCATCACTAAAATATAAATAAACATTACAATGGCACTACAACCCGAAGTTCTACTCATAGACGAAAACTATATTAAAAAATACACTTGGATTAACGGCTCAGTTGATCCGTTGCTTATGTATCCTGCTATCTATTTGTCGCAAGACAAGTACGCACAATTGTATCTTGGAACTGACCTTTACAACCGCATCAAAGAAGACGTTGTTAACGAAGACATTACAGGCGCATACGCAACCCTTCTTGACAATTACTTGCGTAGAATGATTATGTGGTGGACGATGTACGAAGTGCTTCCGCATTTGTACGTTAAAACGGACAACGGAAGTTTGGTTATTCGCACAAGCGAAGACACTACACCAATCAGTCAAACGGACTTGCAAAACTACCGCGACCAAGCACGTCAACAAGCAATGTTTTACACGCAAAGAATGGTTGACTTTTTATGTTTCAATTCAAGCGACTTTCCAGAATACACGACAAACACAACACAGCAAATTTGGTCGCAGACAAATGTTTATCCTTCAAATGCTTTTGAGATTTCAATTGGACGTGACAGAAGCCCATACGAATACAGAAGACCTGGTCTTGGTTGGTTGAGATAACTAAAAAAAATAAGAATGGCAACAAGGGGACGCAAAAAGAATTTGACAATGCACAAGATTTACGAAGAAAAATTTCGTAAGTATTTAGCAAAGAAAGAAAAACAAATAAAGAAACTCCAAAATGAAAGTTAACGCTGAAGGTTACGCACTAATAAAGAAGTTCGAAGGTTGTCGATTGAAGGCTTACAAGTGTCCTGCTAACGTTTGGACTATTGGCTATGGAAATACCTTTTATGAAAATGGAATGAAGGTAAAAGAAGGCGACGTAATTACGCAACAACGAGCAGAAGAAATGGCGAAGTTTATCATCGATCAATTCGCTGTAAGCATTGCACCATTCATTCAAAAGACATTAACTGAAAATCAATTCAGCGCGTGTGTTTCACTTGCGTACAACATTGGAACAAGTGGCTTCAAACGTTCGTCTGTATTTAAGAAGTTAAACATCAACCCTAACGATCCGACCATTGCAGATTCTTTCAAACTTTGGAACAAGGGCGGTGGTAAAGTTCTTGCAGGTTTGGTGAAACGTCGTGAAGCTGAAATACAATTATACTTTAAGTAATGAACGCAGAAACTGAGAT